TCATCTTTTACAGCATCATATTTAACACCACCATCAATTGGAATATAATCTAATTTTGTTATAATTACTCTCTCAAACTTACTATCATATACACCATGTAATCCAATACCATTAAAATGATTATCAGTTGATATTTCAGGAAAATATTCTAGTATTTCAAAAGGTAAATGATCTGTCATAAATCTATTTACACCAGAACCATATCCAGTAAGATCTAAAACTTTAGAACCTTGTACTAAAAATACTTGACCTCTTTTTGCATCTACAGTTATTTGACCTTGTGGTATTTTTAGTAAGAATTTATTTTGTGCTCCTACATAACCAAGATCTGTTTCAGCAAAATCAATTGGTGGTGATCCATCAAATAAATTAGGATTACCTATATAAGCAGCTTGAGGGTTACTTGTATTAATAGTTAGCAAGTTGTTATACAGCAGTGATTTGTTTTCAAATCGTGCAAGTATTGCTTTGTTTTGAATACCATCTAATGATGTAAGGTTTCCATAATTTTGAGGAAAGTCATGGAAAGAAAGTGCTCTATAAACTAACCAGTTATTTACTCTAATGTCAGCACTTGCTGTAGCTGGATCAGAATAAACAGCTCTAAAAGGATATACTGTAAAACACAAATCATCTTTCCAATCAGGAGGAAGGTGTGTAAACACATTTTCTTTATTTTGTTTAGAGAATGTTACATTATAATAATATGTGTTATCTTGAACAATAGGTACATTTGTTTCTTGTAACCAATCATCAGGAATACCACTACTTACATGAGGCCAGAAGTCTCCTTCTTTATTATTAAATGCTTGACGTAAATCTGTATTGTATACTGTCTCACAATAAAAATTAGGAATACCATATGCAAATAAATAAAAGTATCCATCATAAAAAGTTCTATAAGTACCTCCAATTGGTTGACCATTAAATTCAGGTATACCTTCACCTGGATCATCGTCTGGTTCATTAGGACAATCAAAATTATGAGCTTTGGTTGAAAAGAAGTTTAAAGCAGTTGCACCTCGGTCCGAGCTTATATAAGCATCTTTCAAGATTGATCTTGATGAATGCCAATATTTAGGATAGGCTACATTTCCAATCTCATCATAAAAAATATCACTATCATCAGGTGCTCCAACTCTATTATCTATAAAGAATGGAACTTTTGTTTTAAATGAAAATCTAGATATAAATGTATCTCCTCCAAATATTGTAGAGCTTCCTTGAAAAAAAGATTGATATCCTGTGTCAATTGTTTGGTAGGAATATATTTGACCGTATTGATTTTTTACAATATTTTTTATAGATCCATAATAAGAAACAACAGATAGGTCAACTTCTGATTGAGGATCTGGACAATTATTTGAACCAGAAATAGTAAATCTTGATTTATCTGTTATTATTGGATCGCCAAGTGTATTAACAGTTTGACCTTCAGTAATTATCTGAAAATTAGCAATCATACCAGTTGCATCCAAAGCTTCAAATATAGGATCAGATTGTTCTCCAAAATCAACTGCTGTTATATATACAACGTTATTAACTGAATAAGAAGTATAAGATGCTACAACAAAGTTAAAATAATTTGAAATTCTACTAGCAGCAGATTCAGTACTCTCTAGAGCTATAGGTATTGTATAATTAATTCCATTTAAAGTTATACTACAATTTTCTAAAAGGCCTCCCCCTACTCTTCCACTTAATATATTTAATAACACAACCTGTTGAACATCTGTTCCAATGTTCAATAAAGTGGGAGTATCACTTGGAAAAGGTAAAGGTAGAATAGTAGGAATATCTTTCTTATCATTCTTTCTAGTATCTACTGTTTTTATAATTACTGAGCTTTCTCTATTCCAGTTATTTATTTCGTGTTCTATTTTATCAACTGATTGAACTCCAGGTATCAAATATCTAGCAGTTTCAATATCTCTTTGTTTAATCCCATTTACATAGTCACCATCTCCAGGAATACCTATTTTTGCATTATTATTAATATCAAATGAATAATCATAATTAGCTCTAGAATTATATGACATTGCATAGTTCTTTCTAGTAATACCGTTTATATATATTGTTAGATATGTCTGATACACTGTAAACATTACAGCTGGATCAAAATCATTTGTTATACCAGCAATATCTTCAGCACTTCTTAATGCGTCTTTTTGAGCTTGCAGAGAAAGTAATTTGTATTTAGCATTATCTTTAACTTCTACAAAATGACCTTTACCTGCTCCAAACATTACACTCTCAAGCTTCAAGACATTTCCTAAAAACGGTTGTCCAAAAGATGTATCTGGTGAGTTAAATATTTGTACATAATTTACTCCTTCTACATCTGTAAGTGGTTCTAATGGAATTTCTTCACCGCATTTTAATGTAGATCTTCTACTTTTTGTTCTACTATTTGCCCACGTAGGAGTAAATCTTTGAGGCGAGCTTGAAACAAAAGATGCACCTGTCATTATACCTACTGGTATTCCTAATAAATCTTCAACTTCTCCTCGAGGAAATTCTTCTGCAGGAAGTGGTATAGGTCTACAATTAACAGGAGGCTGACAAGGTTGTGTGTGATCACCATGTCTTGGTTTACAGCAATCACCAAATGGCCAAACTGTACCACAGTCACTTACAGTTACAGGATCTCCATCTATATAACTATCTTTTTCTACTACTACAGTATATTTAGCAGAATCCGTAAGTAAACCATTATCCGTTACCCATTGAGTTCTTCTAACTGCCCCATCAATATTTTCATCATTAAACGGATCAAGCCATTTAATTTCATGACCACAAGTTACTGCAGTATGCTCTGTCCATATTTGCATTACATCATACTCAGCTGGACCTATTATCATTTTACCTGAAAGATATTTTGGTCTAGATAATGAACATATTTCAATCACCTCACCAACATTTATTCTACCTGTAGTAGGTTTAGCATTTATAATATTAACATATTGATATTCAAAAAATCGAGCACCAGACGTTCCCTCAGGATTGTCTTCATCTATCTCAGTACTCTCATCATTTTCAGGATATCCCTCTACAAGTTCTGGATCTGGACAATATATTAACCAAGATTTTGATTCGTTTGAGTACGAGTTACTATCCTTTAATAAAAAAGGATCTGCATTTAAATCATTATATGGATAGTTTGGATAAATATAATCTGTTTCTTCTCTAGTATATTTACCTACATTTCTAAGTATACCTTTTGCTATTACAGACTTATTAGTTCCTCTATCTCCTCTTACAATTTTGTATCCAACTATTTCATCTTTTTGTTCTTCTGTTAAATTTGATGCACTTATTAGTATATTTACTTGACTGTCATCAAGTTTTACGCCTATTGGAAAAACTGCATCGTCTTGCATTACAGGAACAATCTGATTACCTGTATATACTATTGGTCCATTTTCTATAATAGGACTTACTAATACATCTGGAAACTTATGATGTCTAATAGGAGTTCCTCCTAAATCTCCCCATACATCATTACATGGATATTCTTCTGTTGATTCCCAATATGCAAAGTCACCAAATTGATAAGGTCCTTTATAATCTAAATTACTTTCATCAAATGCTCCAGAAGTTTCAAGTACTGATCCTGTATTATAAACTTTCCAATAAGGTAAATATCCTATACCAGCTACGTAATAATCTGGCTCACCTATAAAATCACTTTGTGTTTCAGGAATAGGTGGAAATTGTTCATTAGTATTTTTTTCTCTACCAGGAATATGAAAACCATCTGTTTGCTTACCATCTTTTAAAAGAAATACTATTTCAAATGCATACACTTCATCACGCATGTATCCACGTAAATTTGCAGCATTTAACTCATCAGAGTAATTTTCAGTTGCTGGTATTCTATGTGTTTCCCACTTAAGCTTTATTTGATTTGCTATAGACTGATAATTAATTCTTTCTGCAGAAGTTAAATTATCCCATACAAGAATATCTTGAACTGCTGTAACATCTTGAGCTACATCATAATATGGAAACTTTTCAAAGATGTCAATCATAGCTAACTTTATAGGAATAGCTAACTTTATAGGACTTTGATCTTGACCTGTATAAGTTACTTCTTTAACATTTTCTTCAATATTATATGTACCTACTAATTCAACTGAAGATATATTATTAATAGTTTTTATTACAGCTAAATTAAAATATTGAAATTGACCTGTTAGATCAAGATTAGATATTCTTACAACAATTGATTTACCAACAGTGTAATTAAAATTTACTGATGTTTTAAATTTATCTGCAATAGGAGTTGGATTGGTTACAGAATAATATGACGTGAGTTCATCACCATTTGCATCTGCGTACTGTACTGCAAATTGATAAGCACCTGCAACTAAATCTCCTATATTTTCTATTTTAATTACATCTAAATTAGGAATATCAAAATTAGGTTGTATTTTAATTTGATTGCAGTCTAATTCATTACCATATACAGGATCACAACTAGGTGTTCCTGCTATAAGTTTATAAGGAATGTTTTCTATATCTAGATATCTTCTAGAATTAACTCCATCTGTCCAATATATCTCTGTTGTACAGTTTGTTATTCTATGTACAATCTTAGGTATTGGATTTGATATATTAAAGTTTAAACAGTCAGCATTGTCAGCATTTATTAATACACGATAGGTACAATCATTATTATCCATGAATCCTATTTCACTTCCTCCTGTGTCAGGATTTGCTAAAAAGAAAATATTCTTACTTTTTTCTGGAATAAAATGTTCTCCTATTAATCTGTATCCAGGAGTGAATACAAGACAAAACTCATTCCCAGGCTCATTCTGATAGTTTACAGAACTAGAGTCAAAGTTTTCTACAGCAGCGTTTAGAGCATACGTAAGTCTTCCAGGGCCAACTTGATCAATAGAGCTGTCTAGGTTTAATCCTGTTCTAGCAACTCCTGCATTTAATCTAATATTACCCTGCTTCTTTTTTTTGTCAGAATCTTTATTTGATTGCTGTTTAGCCATAGTTTTTAATTATTGCGTCTTCTTCTACTTCCGTATGAAGTTGTACGAGTTGGAAGTTCATACATATTAAATCTATTTAGATCTTTTTTTATTCTCCTTTGTTTTTCCCAAGGAGTTTGTTTTTTAACTTCAATCTCTGCTTCAATATATTTTTCATCAGCTATTGATTTATAATATGCTAACTTCTGTTGAAGTTGATTAAAAGTTTCATCATTTGTTTGATTAGTTAATATCTCAAACACTTTAAATTTAATAAAAGCTTCTACATATTCAGTAATACGATAGTTGTCAGGAAGTAATTGGTTTCCTACATCATCATATTCTGTAGCATAAAATAATAAATGAACTACACCATTTCTAAAGTTAGTTACAAATTTATTATCTCTAACATCAAATGAATCATAGCTAGCAGATCCAGGAGTAAATTCACGTACAGGAGGAGCAAAGTTATTCCAATCACTTCTGTAATTTACATCACATTGTTTTCTTGTAGATATATTACCTGGTTTTAATAGATAACTATGTCTATATGATCTAGCTATTTCATTATTAGTTTTATATACAGATTGAACTAATTCAGGCATACATGTACCATCACAACTTGGATGTTGACACTCAGGATTGTTACAAGGTGTTCCTCCTATTGTTAGGGGTGATACTTGAATAGTTGTTGCATTTGCTGCTTGAGAATAAAAAGATGATGCAGCAGGATAAGGATTACCTGGTATTGCAGCACACATCCAAGCCTCTCTCACTGCATGAAAGTTATCTGGCAATCTTGCCTCAAAGTCTTCTATAAATAAAACTTGCTCACTAATTACGTAAGTGGTTCTTCCCAACTTCTTTAAACACTTATCTAAATATGTAGGGAATAATAAATCATCCACTGCACCAGTATCAAAGTAACTTTTAAGTTCTTCTTTTACAGTTGCGTAAACAGGCTCTGGTGAAATAAAATTGTATTTATAATAGTATGACATAACTTATTTTTTCCATTCGTTGTACATGTGTTGGTACTTTTTATCAGTCTTTATGTAATGAGATAGTAATCTTGATGTATTTCTAGAAGGCTTAAAATACCATAAAGCAGAGTTTCTAAATCTAGCAGACTCTTTAAACCATAACCATCCAAAAAAGTAACCTTCTGTATGATAGTTAAAGTTATATATAGCTTTTCCTTTCTCTCTAGTTTTTTGCCAATCAATAGGTAGATTTACAAACTCCTTACCGTTTACACTTTTAATCTTTTTTCTTTTCTTTTTATTTATAGAAAATTCTCCAAATCCACAGGGAAGTTTTTCTTTATCTCCTGTTTCTAAGATGTGGTGTTTAAATGCCTCGTTGAATGTATATATTATATTTCTCCATTCATCAAATGTTAAATTTACAAGAGGGTGATTCTTACAAAAGTTATTGTAGTTATCTTTACTTGCGCTTCTCCAATCAACAGAGACTCTAGACATCTATATAGTTTTTAGTTTGTAGGCTGTGCATTAGGTGCTTGACCATCTATACCCTCATTACTCATATCAGTTTTTATCTGAAAGTAAGTAGATAATAATTTAGTAGAAGTCATAGCTAGAACTTGCTGTTCTAAATAACCTGGTAATGCATATTCTTTATCTAGTGGATTCTTACAGTATTCTTCATCTGTATAATCAGGGCTTCCACAATCACAATCTGGATACATTATTTCATTAGGTACATCTTCTTCAAACAATGCTGCTATACGTAACATTTTTAATAATGGATTACTTACATACATGTATCCTTTAGATATCCAAAAGTAGCTTTCTTTTTTAATTACAGGAAGTTTTAATAGATTTAAGTATCTATTTATTGTTATCTCCTTTAACTTAGTACCTGTTCCTCCCATTGCGTTTATAGAATAAACTCCTTGAATTACATATTGGTAGTTACCTTCAGACATTCTTGGAAGTTTATATTTTGTTCTTGCAACAGTACAATCATCTGCAAATTCACAACACTCAGAAATAGGAACCTCTACCATTTCCAAACAAGGAATAGTAGTGAATAGGGTATCACTAGCCCATAGTTTCCTTATATTAGTTTCTCTTTTTATTAAAGTTAATGCATTATTTCTAACTTCAGAAGCTATTGCTCTGTCAGTTATAAGTGCATCAGTTGATAAGATCTTGTGTGTTGATCTTATATCTGAAACTAATTTTCTTAATGTTGCCATAATTATATTCTTTGTTCAAATTCAGCTACCTTTCCCCATTGATTATCATAAACTAGAGCTAAGGCAGCTCGTACACTATGTACAAAGTTATTATCTTTATGCCATCTATCTGTACCAGATAAGCTAGGCATTTGTTGTATTCTAACTCCTTTTATTTCTTTAGCCATATAGTGATGCTTATCTCCTGTATGGACTTCTCTATATTTAGCTTTACCAAACATCTCTGAATATTTTGGATGTGTAGCAAATAATAATGGATGATGGAATCCAATAAATGTTGAACCAAGTAATGTTCCTTTTATTAATCCTTCTTCTCTGATAAATTGTATATCATTATCATTAGAGAAGAATATATCTAACGCATGTGCTAAATAAAAAGATTTAGTTCTATCATGGTTACCTTGCACTAATATAACTTCTACAGTTATTGAATTAACCTTTAACATTTTAATAGTATCTGCTAATATAGCAAATCCTAGTTCATATTCAGAAGCATAATCTAGTATAGTATCTTGAGGTGTACCGTTTGTTGTTGAGTTTTGATAATTGTCTGTATGAAAAAAATCATTTGATATTGGAAATACCACTTTATTTATATCATATACTGATCTAACTTTATCTATTAAAGATTTAGCAACGTTAAAAAATCTCCTTGCTCTTGTAGAAGGATCATTATCACCATCAACATAACGCTTAGCTAAATGATAATCAGAAAGAGAAAGTTCAATATCTACAATATCTTTACTTTCATTTCTTTCTGGTGAAGGAATTGGAATGTAGTTAGACTTATAAGTTTGTAAGAACTTACTAAAATCTTCAATAGTGTAATCTTTTGCTTCTTTCTTTCTTGAGAATATTGAAGACGTAAATTTACCACTTGGTAAAACTTTAGACCAATAGTTAGTTATAACATATTTATCTAAATCTATCTTGTGTAGCTTTGCTAGCTCTATATCATCTTTAGGTTCAAAATCTAAAGTGAGTGTACTCTCTATTGTACCTTTTTCAGTACTTACTTTTTTAATAATTTGAAAATCTTCAGAAGGGAGTTTAGCTTTACTTAAAAACTGACCACCTTCTTCTTTACCTCTTCTTCTAATTTCTTTAATCAATTCATCTACTTCATCTTCAGGTATCTGTAACTTTTCTGCATAAAACTTTTTACTTTTTTTCCAACATAGCATTTCTTGCAGTTGGTTGAGCAATTGTGGATCGTGAGACATTTTCTGTGTATTTAGTTAAATGTTGTAAAGATATGAAATTTATTTTGGATATTACAAATAAATTTACTAAGTGTGGTTATTCTTTATAATTAATTTAATTATAAATAAAAAACTCCTAGGGCTTTTACACCCCAGGAGAAGTCTTGTAAAACCAACAAAACAAGACTTTTATACTATTATATTTCTATTCCTATATCTAATGAGTTTGTACAAAACACTCTTGATATAACTTTAACAAACTTTGTACCATCAGGTATATTATCAGAGGCAAAGCCTGCAGATAGTTGTTCTCTAGTCACTCTTTGTGCAAAAGCTTCTGTAAAATCATTTACATCAGAATATAAATCAAAATTTCCAGTGTCTGTTCCTAGTTGTGCTATTTGTATTAATCCTGTCATATTTTATGGGCATTGATATATTGCAGTTATTTTTCCTTGATTTATACCAGAAGAGTTTATTTTAGCACCATAATCGTGAACAAGACTAGAAGAAATAATTTTTTGAAACTGATTACCTAGTCCAGCATACGGAGTTCCATTTGTATTAAATATCATGTCTCCAACGTTAAGGTTTCCAACAGCAGCATTTTGAATAATTACAGTAGTCTGTACTGTAAGACTACAAGATGCTGCATCATTCAAACTTCCTGTATTAGAAAGCTGACCGCTTATTGAAGGTGCAGTAGTTGTACTAGTGGTTGTTGGATCAATACCTCTTCCAGTAACAGTACATGAAATTTGTTGACCAGAGTTTGAGTATCCTGATGGTACGTTTATAATTACAGTGTAATTTTGAACACCAGATTGATAAACAGAAGGGAAAACATTAGCTTCTGTTCCTTCATCTAAATTAACAACTATAGGGTCACCTGTTATACCAGTAGGAATTACTGGATTTGCAATTGCACAAGTAAATAAAGGTAGTGTGGTGGTAGTGGTAGTTGTTGGATCAACAGCTGTTCCACTAACTTGACATGTAATCACACTACCAGAATTAGAATATCCTGGAACCGTAACTTTTAAATCTACATTATAAATATTAGTACCAGATAGAAATAATGAAGGACTAACTCCATTAAGTGCTCCTACAGTTAGTGTAATATTATTTATTACTGGCTGACCAGTTATACCATTACTAATTGTAATAACTGTATCTGCACAAGTAAATAAAGGAAGTGTAGTAGTAGTAGTTGTAGTTGGTATTGCTGTTGTAGTTGTAGTTGTTGTAGGAGCTACTGTTGTTGTAGTAGTTGTGGGAACTGCAGTGGTTGTGGTAGTTGTAGTTGGTGCTACAGTAGTAGTTGTAGTGGTTGGTGCTGCTGTTGTAGTTGTTGTTGTAGGCCCTGCTGTTGTTGTAGTGGTTGTCGTTGGAACTGCTGTTGTAGTAGTAGTTGTTGGAGCAACTGTTGTTGTTGTTGTTGTAGTTGGTGCAGCGGTTGTAGTTGTTGTTGTTGTTAAACCTTCAGCAGGACCAAAACAAGTTATATTAGTACCTGCATTATTATATCCTGAAGGTATTATAATAGTTGCTTCATAAACGTTAACACCTGCTGAATAAACTAGAGGACTAAAACCTATTACAGCACCTAGAGCTACACTACCTGTTACTACATCTCCAACTATACCATCATCAACTACAAGATTTGCAATTGTACATGTAAAGTCAGGTAGAGTTGTAGTGGTGGTTGTAGTTGGTGCTATAGTACCAGTTGCAAGATCAGAGCAATCTAAAAGTTGTCCAGAATTGCTATATCCAAGTGGAATTAATATAGTTGCTACATAACTATTTGTTCCAACTAAATAATTTGGAGGATCAAATTCCTGTATATTTCCTAAAATTACTGAACCTACTACAGGTTGACCTTCAAGCCCATTGCTTATTGAAAGACCTGCATCTATACAAGTAAATTCAGGACTTGTAGTAGTTGTTGTTGTTGTTGGTTCAACATCTCCTGAAAAAGTAAATCCTACATCACCATCTCCTGTATTCATTGTATAAGCTGGAACCATTTGAGTTATTAATTGATTAACACCTAATGGCTCTACATCATCTGGTTGATATAGTAATCCGTTTTTAAGTATTCCATTTACATATTTAAAAACACCACTTCTAACATTAGTTATTGTTGCATTTATAACCTGACCGTCAGTTAATGTTAAAACACCTGATTGAGAAGTGTTACCTGGACTAATTGATACATCTACAACAGTTGAAGCATCCGCTGTTATTATTAAATTTACTCTATCTATTTCAGTAGGAGTGTTTGTAACTAAACTCCAATTAAGATCAAATGGAGGAAGAGTAGTACTAGTAGTAGTAGTTTCTATAGGTAATGTAGTACTACTTGTTGTAGTGGTTGTTGGTGAAGTACTGGTAGTAGTTGTAGTTGGGCAATTAGTTGGTAAGTCTATACAATTAGTACAGTCACCTACAGAACAAACTCTAATAATAGTTGCACCTAAAGGAAGCTCTACAATATAACCAAGTAACATATCATCAGTAGGAACTTGTGTTCTAAAAGGAGAAGCATATCCATCTGCATCTGAAAATAAATCAAATGGTCCAGCTAAGCCAGAGGGAGGAATTGTTATGGTTATTTGTATTAACATATCTTAAGGTATTGTGGTAGTGGTTGTTGGTTCTGGTAGAGACTTTAATGAAATATCTATAAAATTAACACATTTATTAGTAGATTGAACTCTTACTACATTAGTATAATCTGGAACTAAAGAAGTAGTATAACCATTCAATAATGAAACTTTACTTACGTTTATTTCAAAAGCATTTTGAAAACCATCAACATCTGAATATAGTTCAAAGTTACTGGTGTCAGTACCTGCAGTAGTTAGTGTTAATAATACAGTCATAATTATGAACAGCAATTATTGTTAATATTAGTTATTTGATTATTTATATCAATTATTTGTTCTTTCATTGCAGCAATATCTTGAGTGTTTTGAGCTTGTTGAGTTTGTAAATCACAAAGAAGAGCATCTATTTTTGATAGTGCAACATTCAATGTATCACAAGCTTCTACATTTGAACAAGGGGTTGTTGGCCCATCATACACAACTGTGCTTGACAAAGGTCCATTTTTTCCACATGAATTTGTAGAAGAGTTACAAGTTGATGTACATCCGCAAGGACTATTTAAAACTACACCAGTGCAGCAAGGGTTTACAGGTAAGTATGCCATTTTGTTTTTATTTTAAGGTATGTAAATTATATAATATGCTCCTATTCCAGGTTGATAATTTAGATGAGATTCTCCTAGACCAAAAGAATTTATAGTTATATCATGATTATGTGCACCTGCAGTGCTCATACTAATAAACGATCTCTGTCTCCAAGGATTATCACCACCATCAAATCCACCACCACCAGCAATTGGATCACCATTATATGGGCCTGCTGCTGTTCCAGTATGACTATGTGCTCCTTCTGTAGAACATTGAGCAGTATGACTGTGAGGAGGAATTTGTTGTGGAGATAATGTAATACTATTGGCTCCACGAGTAACTCCTAATTCATAATCAGGGTTTTCACCATCACCTTGATTAGGATCAACATTTGGATCAAGAGTACCTCCACCCATTCCAACAGTAGTTCCAACTAAAACTCTCCCTCTTAAATCAGGTGTAGCATTATTACCATTACATAAATATATATTTGCCCAATCACCTAAACCTGCTCCACCTGCATCAAAGTTAGTTAATGGTCCAAAGTAAGCTGTCACTGCATAAGGAGCCATTCGATTACTAATTAAGGATGCACTAGGATCACTTTGTATATAGCTCTCAATATAAGAATTAATATCTGAAATTGCAACATAAGTGTTAGCTACATATTCTATAAAACTAGTTAACTGTTCTGATACTTGACAAAGTTTATTAATTACAGCTTGTAATACAGCTTGTGTGTCAGTACTTTCTGTAGGATCATCAGTGGCACCTGGAACAGTGATACATCCTAGTATATATGGATCAGAAGGTATTTCTTCTTCTATTACTACAATTGACTCTTCTATTTTGCAAAGAGCTTGAGTGATAGCTGTTAGATAATTATTAAGTGAAAGGGGACTACAATCAGGTAACTCGCTATCCACTCTTGGACAAATAGAACTAGCTGGAATTATAGGTAATATACCTGTTCCATCAAGTGTAGAACTTAAAAAGTTTATAATACTTTGCTCTATAAAAGACAAAGAATCTCCGTTTTGAATTCCTAGAAGTGGTACATCCACTCCTGTATATTTAACGCATTTGTCTGAAGTTATTTCAGTGCATCCGTTATAGCAATTTGAGCAATTTTGTGTTGACATAATATTATTATTTATATTTTAGCAATCGTTGGTTAAATCTGAATTATTAGTTAAGCCTGCTTGGTAGTAAACTTTTCCGCCACAATTTTTTAGTTTATCTTGACTTGTACCTATTTCTGTTACATTTTCAAAACTTTCAGTATTTACAACTTTAAAGTTATCTAAATCAATTGATGGATCCCACCATTCAACTCCTAGTTCTGCTGCAATATGATCAATTCTACAGAATAAAAACTTTGTAGAACAGTTATTAGGTGGTGCTTGAACACAGCATGTGTTACCATTATATTCTGGGGGCATATCTGACATATTACAACTACCTGCAAAAAGTAATCCAACTAAAACAGTACCTCCACCTGATGATAGTTTTGCATACACTGCAGAACCTGAGTCTCCTGGTAATCCTGGATTTAAACATCCTGGTTGTTGAGAAATTGGGTTATCTGCATCTGGTCTTATTACACTTATACAGTCTTCAAAGTTACATATTACTTCTTGACCTTGAACATTATATTTAATCTGCGTACTAACACCTACTGCATTTACTCTAAGCCAACATCCAGTGTTACTATCACCCATAGGCCCTGAAGTTCTACCTGAAAAAATTATTTGTGGATTATCATTAAATAAATTATTTAATTCTGCTGTTGTAGCAAATCTAGGATTATTAGTTCCAATAGATACCCCAAGAGGTTTCCAAGAATCCAAATAATCAACATCATTTTTCTCAACATTAAATGCTGCAGCATCTACTTTATTTGGTAATACAAGACCTTGTGCTGCTGTTGTAATTGGTACATATCTTACACTTCTACCTATTCGATTAATAGGGGCTTGCATATTACCATCTTCTCGTCCTTGAACTACATGATTTATACTACTGTAATCATTTTTTATTTCACCAGTTAATATATTTCTTGCAGAAGTAAAACTAGCATCATTAACAGTAACGTGATTATTAGTAAGTCCTAAAATTGCACCTGTTCCTGTATCTTTTACAAAAGTTCCTAGTGTTCCAATTTTTGTACTATTATTAGTGGAACTAATAGTAAGGCCTGGTTTAAGAGGTCTCCTAAAATCTCGGTTGCCAGTACTTGCCCCTCCAAACCAACCTCCACAATTTGCACATGTAATAAAAGCATAAGCTTGACCTTCTTGAATTACATCTATTTTAATTGTGTCATTACCAACTATAACTTTATTTGGTAATATTTCATTTTCAGATAATTGATCAATAGGTTTTTTTTCTAGAAATGAACATATAATTGCAGGCTCTCCTGTAGCTTGACCATTAGACATCTTCTCACCTAATCCAACAGATAAAAGTTTAGGATTGCTCCTTTTTATCTCTTTTATTTTATCTTTTATTTCTTGTGTCAGTTTCATACTATTAATCATTTATTTCTGATTCAAACCTAGTCCATATTGTTCTAACCTCTCCATCAGGTGGTCTTTCACTAGTAGTTGTTGTTGTTACTTTAACTGTAAAACCATCACTAACTCTACAACCTGGTCTACTTGCAGCACCAGTAGCAAACTCTGAATTTTCATCTCCAGTAATTGGAGCTTGGAAGTCAGGAACTTTTGTCCATAATTCTGTGTTTATATCTATACTCCAAAGTCCTATCGTTGATGGTTCAGAGCCAACAGCAGCACTAATGTATATAGAATTTCCAATCATAGAAATATCTTTAGCACCATTTACTCCTTGTGGTAATTCTATTGAATTTTCAAACAATCCAGTTGTATAATCCCATTGAGTTATATACCATGGAGAGTTAAGACCTAACTCATCTTGCCCAACAGCTATTAACTTACTTGGTGTTACGCCATCTGTTTTAAGTGTAATTAATGTTTCTCCATTTAAAATCCATCCAGTGTTTTCAAACTTCTGAGTAATTAACAATTCACTACTTCCATCAATTATTTCTACTTCTAAAGTTTTGTTGTTAAGTCCACCAACAACACGATCAAAACTAACCCATTTAGTATCACTGATAACACTAATACCAGTTACTGTAGGGAAGAAATTTGGTGTAGTATATTCTGTACGTTCCCATTCTAAATTAATAGGTACACCAGTAGTAGATAGATCATATGAATATCTTGTAAATCTAGAACGTTCAACTTCTGATGCAAGGTTACATTGAGTTATAATCCAATTATTACTTATTCCTAAACTAGGAGTATTAAAGTAACTAGCTGCAGGTAATGATACTTCTTCTAGTGCAGCTGAT